CCGTGGCCTCGGCCGCATCATGGCGTTGTCCGAGCTGACCCTGGAGCAGTTCCACGAGTGGCGGAAGAATCGGGACACCACGAAGCCTTATCACATGTCTCTGGAGGGTAGATAAAATGGCGACTGAAGAATACAAAGGAACCACGATCAAGGAGAAGGACGGAAAATTTATAGTTCTTCTTGGAGTAGGGCGGAACAAAGAAGCTGCATCTCTGCAAGAAGCAAAAAGCATCATCGACGGGGAGATCAAATACACCCGCGAAGAAATGTCGAAACCCGGCTTTGCCATGTCCGATAAAGAAAAGAGAAAAAAGGGGATCTCAAACTCCACCAACCCCGACGGTAAAGAGTCAACTTTCAAGAAGTCCGGAAAGACCTGGTGTTCGCATTGCGGGGGTAAGTGGCAGGGCGCCATACAGGCTCACGGCGATAAGGACTTCGCCAAGTGCTGCGGGATTCGAGTTCACAACTCCGCCCCTTTCGCAAACGGCCGCACCAAGGCCGCCCAGGAGATCGAGGAGAAGCTTCAGAACGTCCGCCCCGACATGACCAGCACCCACTATCGTCAGGGTTACTCCGCCGGCGTGAACGGTCGTGGTGTCGGGGGCAACCCGTTCAAAGGGAAGGAAGCCGAGGATTGGATCTCCGGCTACCGGCACGGGGAGCAGGGGGCGAAGCAGGAGAAGCTGCTTGCGACCGCGAAGTTGGCCAACGCGAAGAAGCCTGTTGTCGAGCTCCGGAAGACCCCGACGATGGATCGGGGCGGATCCTACAAGGACGTATTCTTCGTCACCATCAATGAGGACGGGCTCTATCCGACCGGCGCCAAAAAGCAAGTCGGGTCCTGGGACAACGTGGGTGCCGCCGAGAAACAGGCTTCATCCTATCAGTCTCAGGGGTACGAGCTGAAAAGAGTCAACTGTTAAAATGGAGGGATCAGTGAAGAACATCATCCTTACAATCGTCGCTCTGATCGCTCTCACCACGGGCACCGTCTTCGCGACAGAGCCCACCCCAGTCAAAGACGTGCAGTTCGGTTGGGGTCCGTCGGCCGTCGCGTCGGTGGGGGCCTTCTACCTGAACGGAAACTACAAGCTGCTCTCCGCCGGCTTCAACGTCGGGACGGCCTACACCTTCGAGGGGACGAGCGCTCAGAACATCGACAGCGTCGGCTTCTACCTCGGCCCCCAGAGCGAGCAGACGAACGGGGTCACCACGATCTCGATCAACGCGCTCTGCTACCTGGACCTCTACAAGACTTCGGCCGGCAGGTTCGGCCTGGGAT